CACTCTCTTTGTTGCGAACTTTGCCGTTGCTCCGATATCAACACCAGCAAAACTAGTTCCAGATGCAGCTTCCATTGCTTGCTCAATAATCAAATTCTTAACCCCACCAGCAGAAGCCTTGTCTTTTATCTTACTGGCAATCATTTTTCCTGCTTCTTTCAGGCTTCCAGTAGATGCAACATCAGCGATATCTCCTGCCAAAGCACCAAGGGCACCCAATTCCACTGTCCCGTAATTCCCTTGGTCATTAAATGCAATCCCTCCAGGGCACGGAAAGTAAATCGTGCTGGGTGGCTTGTCTCTTTCAAAGTCAATTGTGAACGATATCATGGGACGAGATGCAGCATTCTCACCCCTCATGGATAGTGGAAAAATAATTCTATTCCCAGCAGGGTTATCTACAAAGAATCCATCACCAAGCTCACTAAGCTTCCTTGGGAAAATCGAATCCTTGATTTCATTCAATTGAGAATTGAAATTATCCCCAATCTTTGTTGCTGTGTTTCTGATGAGATTCGTGACCATATATAATTGTATTTATATGTCTTATCGTGGAAAATTCCAGCCTCGAAATATAGCAAAGTATCGTGGAGATGCCTCTGCTATTACTTATCGTTCTCTCTGGGAACGTCAAGCCTTTCGCTGGCTGGACGATAACCCTGATGTCTTGGAGTGGAACAGTGAGGAGGTAGTGATTCCCTATCGATGCAAGACAGATGGGAAACGGCATCGATACTTCATGGATCTCTATATCAAGTTCAAGGGTGGTCAGGTGTATCTCATTGAAATCAAACCAGAGAAACAGACTCAGCCACCCAAGCAACCCAAGAGACAGTCAAAAAAGTATCTCAAGGAAGTCATGACCTATGCCAAGAATACCTCTAAGTGGGAAGCAGCAACCAGTTACTGTGAGGAACGTGGTTGGTTATTTGAAATATGGACTGAAAAATCCTTGAAAAAACTTGGAATAAAACTTTTGACGGGGTGACAACCGACTGAAGAATCGATAAATAGAGTAGACATGGCATCTTACCTAGAGAAACTGGAAATCGAAGCATTTCGTAAGGGGGTTACTCCAAGAACCAAGCAGTCCTTGGATTGGTTTCGCAAGCGTGTTCAGAACATCAAGAATGTCAATCGAAAAGAACTACTGAAGGATGATGCTCTGATTGAACGTCAGAAAACCGTGGTAGGAAAGATGTTTCTCTACAAGTACGACGCAAAGACCAAGAAACTTCCCTACTTTGACAGATACCCACTGATATTCATGGTAGATCGTGCTCCAAAGGGTTTCTATGGCATCAATCTACACTACTTGCCACCAAATGTTCGTGCTGTTTTCTTTGATAAGATTACTGATGTGGCAAATAATAATAAATTTGATGAGACAACAAAGCTAAGAATTTCATATGACATTCTCAAGGGTGTTACCAAGTATAAAGAATTTGCACCCTGCTTTAAACGCTATCTCACATCACAAATGAAGAGCAAACCAATATTGGTTCCTGCAAGTGAATGGGAGGTTGTTCTCTTTTTACCATTCGACTCCTTCAGTGGAGCATCAAGAAACAAGGTCTGGTCAGACTCAAGAAAAATAATCAAAGGAAGATAATGGGACTCCTCGATAGAATCACAAATACGGTAAATCCATCAACGATTGATGACTTCAAGTCTACTGTTTCAAAACATGCTGGACCAGCCCAGAGCAATCGCTTTAATGTCATCATTACGCCTCCCACACAAAGTCTTTTCAATTTGGATTTGCAAAATATTGCATCTCAAGCACTCAGTGGAAACTTCGGATTCAATGACCTGATTAATGACCCGCGTGATGTGGCATTGCTATGTGAATCTTGTTCTCTTCCCGGTAGACGATTGAATACGACTGAGTATGCATCTAATCAGGACTGGTATACCACAAATACCCCTACAGGATACAATACAGAACCCATATCGTTCTCCTTTATCCTGACCAATGATTACTACATGAAGAAATTCTTTGAGCGATGGATTGCATCTATCGTAGATCAGAATACATATCTGATTGCTCATGATGATACATATAAGACAGATGTGATTATTCAAGCACTGGATCGTAACAATCGCCCCATCTATGGTGTAAAATTGATTGAAGCGTTTCCGACTGAGATTACTGCTGTTCAGCTAGATAATAATGCGACTGACCAGATTACAAAACTATCAGTCACTATGTCATACACTGATTTCAAACCAGAAGGTGCCATTGCAAGCCTGCTTGGTGGAATCAAAACGCAAATTACAGGATCACTAAGAAGATTGATATAAGTTATGCCATTACCTACACTTGAGACACCGAAATATACACTCACACTACCATCCACAAAACAGAAGATTGAATATCGCCCCTTCTTGGTGAAGGAGGAGAAAGTTTTGATGATTGCCCAGCAATCTGATGATTCAAACACAATGTTTCGTGCAATGATCGATATCGTTGATGCTTGCACATTCAATAAACTTCTGGTTGATAAGCTATCCAATGTGGACCTTGAATACATCTTCCTGAAACTCCGAGCCAAGTCTGTTGGAGAATCAGTAGAATTGAACATGATTTGTGATGAATGCAAACAGGAGAATCCAGTCTCTATTGATATCGATGATATCAAGGTGAAATATTCTCGCAAGAAAGTAGAACCAACGATTCAACTCACAGATGACGTTGGTGTTGTCTGCACATATCCTACAGTGAAATCTGTGATGCGAGTCAAGAAGGATGACCCTACTGAGATTATTTCTTGTGCCATTGAGTCAATCTTTGACAAAGAGAACACATACAATCTTGAGGAGGAGAGTCCAGAGGAGATTAACAAGTTCATTGAGACCCTGAACTTTCAGCAGTTGAAAAAGATTCAGGCTTTTGTCGATACCGCACCAAAGATTCAACATACAGTGAAATTCAAGTGTTCAAAGTGTAATAGCGAGAATAGCAAGTTGGTTCAGGGGGCAGAAAATTTTTTCGTCTAAGCCTAGCACACGATTCTCTCTCTAATTACTATCGTGTGAATTTCGGGCTGATGCAACATCATAAATACTCGTTGAGTGATCTTGAAAATATGCTTCCTTGGGAGAGGGAAGTCTACTGCGCTATGTTGATCAAACACATAGAAGAAGAAGAAGAAAAGAACAAAAAAGACTATGGCACTTGACGCTACAATATCCTTACTGGAAAAGCAGAATACCATTCTGGAAAGTATTAGCACCCAACTCCAGAATCAACAGAATGCTGTAAGGGCGTCTAAATTAGCAGACAAGGAGGACGCTGATAAGAATCGTGCATTGATGGAAAAGCTTGCATCGTCTCTTGGTGGTGGTGGTAGAGGTGCTGCTCCAGCCGCTGATTCTGGTGGAGGAGAGACCAAGAAGGATGGTGGTGGATTATTGGGCTTGGTTGGTGGAGCATTACTGACAGGACCGCTGGCGGTTATTGGAAACATTATAAAGATTCTAGGCGCAGAAAGTCCTCTTGCCACTGCTGTTGCAAAATTCAAAAAAAGCAAAATTGCGAAAACATTTGTCAGTATCTTTAAAAACATTAAAGGATTCTTTGGTAAGGAAGGTGGAGCTAAAAAACTTCTAGGGAGAATCAAAAAAGCAAAGCCTCTTCTCAAGAAAGGACTCAAGTTTCTTGGAAGAGTCTTTGGAAGACTCTTTGCTATCTTCACTGTGATTACTGCAGTTTTTGATGCTAAGAAGGTGTTTGATGAGACGGAGGGGAGTTTCTCAGAGAAGTTGGGGGCAGCATTGAAGGAGTTTGGAGCAAGCCTGCTTGATGGACTCTTTGGATTTATTCCAAAACTTTTTGGTCATGTTCTGGAGTTCTTTGGTGCCCCTAAATGGCTTACAGATATGCTCAAGGAGTTTGATTTGAAAGCTGAAATCAAGCTTCTAGTTGATACGCTTTCGATTATGCTTGAGGATGCCATCATGTTCTTCATGGATGGCTCCTTTACCAAGATGTTCACTGAGGATATCCCAAATTCAATTGGAGAATTCTTTGGAAAAATCGGGGACTGGTTTAATGAAAATGTCATAGCACCAATAAAGAACTTCATTGATAACAATGAGACGATTCAGGAAATGTTAGTTGGATTCAAGGTATTGTGGAATGCAATCAAGGCAGTTCCAACTTTCATTGAGAACTTCATCTTCAATATTGTAAATGCAGTGAGAGGGGTTCTTGCAGGTATCGTATCATGGCTGGATGGGATAGTAATTGGAGGTAAGAGAAGTATTGCTGGCAAAGTCCTCAGTAAAGTTGGATTGGACTTACCGGAGTTTTCTATGGGGGATATTATTCCCGAATCGATTAGGACTTTTACTAAGGCACCTGATTTGAAGACAAAAGAGATAAATCTAACGGAAGGAATCGATACGACAAAACTCCAGAACATTAGAGCAGGTATAATCAATGAGCCACCCAAGGCAGCAGCACAACCAGTGGTCATCAATCAGATTTCAAACGATAATAGAAGCACTATCTCTGCACCAACTTCAAATACAAGTGTTGCTGCCCAGACTGAGGCAGTGGAGAGGAAACCGAGACAAAGACGTAGTGGTGTTGGCAGCAGAGCAACTGTATACGGATTCTAAAAAACCCCACCCCGATTTCTCAGGGCAGGGCATTGTAATGAGAGGTTACAACTATTACGACTGCGCGAGCTTCGCGAAATAATTCAGTGCTTCTTCATCTTCCTCATTACTCCTGCTGCTCTCTGCTGATGCTGTAGGAGCAGACGCCATAGGATCAGGAGCAGCCTTAGGAGCAGGAGCATAGTCCATAGGGACATCATCATTCTCATAATCACGCTCCACTTCATCTTCACCCAACACTTCATTCAGACGAGCCTTGAGTTCGTTGTATGACTTGTACTGAGCAGGGTCAAGGAACTCACTCAGAGCATGAGTCTGCTTGTAGACTTCCTCAAGCTTGGCATCATCACCACCAAAAAGGGTACTGCTTTGACCAAACTCAGATTTGTCATAGTTGCGATAACCAGCAACCTGAGCAATCTTGATTTTGAAGTCAGCACCATCCCAGAGACAGAACGGATTCAGAGGAGTCTCATCCTGATACTTGGGATTGGCAGCATCCATGATCTTGTCCTTGATCTTGGCACCATAGCGATACAAGAAAACCTTGCCTTCATTCTCAGGATTAGCAGGGTCACTCACCACATAGATGTTGGATACGTGATTCACCTTGCGCTTTCGAGAACGAGCAAGTTCCTTGTCCTCATCCCTTCCACTGTTCCAGAGACGAGTATTCATCTCACTTACAGGATCAGGTTGATTGTTCAGAGAAGTGCGAGACTTCTCGATATACCACTTACCAGTTGGACCTTGAAATCCATGCTGATAGTAAGTAGTGAACTGTTTGCCATCGGGGTCTGGAAGGAAACGGATGACGGCAAATCCGTTACCAGCCTTGTCAACACCCGGAGACCAAAAACGCTCATCGACGTATTTGTTCTTTTCAGTGTTTCCTTCAGAGGCAGCATCCACTAGGTTCTGGAGGGACGCGGCACGATTCTTTTTGAGTTGTTCGAATGACATATGTTTTATCTGATGTATTATCTGTTTTACTTTGTTTACGTATTCCTCACTCAAGGAATACAAATAGTATAGCACACTTAATTATTGAACTCAAGTGCTTGTTTAAGACCCCTCTTGACACGATTCAGGTCCACCCATGACACCAAGAACGGTTGGTAGTTCTCAATCAGTTCAAAGCGAGTGGCATGAATTCCGAGAGGGTCACTAAGACGTTTCCTTAAATCCTGAGTGAAATTGAGAATTGCATTCAGGGCAACTTGAATTTCAATTTCAATTTTCATTATCAAGGGGTCATCACCCTGAAACATCTCATCGAATTTCACTGGAAACTTCTTCACTGAACTCACTGTATGATACGTGAAGGTATCTAGACGAGTGTTCAGAGTGTCTAGATGCTCCTCGTTCATATCACCTATCCAGATTGATGTTCCTTGGTAGACGAAGTTGGCAACATAGTATCTGACCAAATCATCTTGCCTCTGAAACTTGCTGGCAATCTTCTCATAGAAGTATCTGTCTCTTCTACCCTCATAGGTGCTCTGCTTGACTCTGGTCTTGAAGTGATACTTAATGGCATCATAACTCCCTGAAAAGTGTAATCGGATTGCTTGGTGAAAGCAATATGCATGGTATCCATTCACAGTGATTCTGTTGGCAATATCTTCTTACTTCTAAGAAATGCGATCAGATCATCCTCCTGTTTCCGTTCAGTCGAAGTCATCTTCGATCTGCGTTTCGCGATTTGCTTTTTCGTCAATCGCACTGCTCTTGGGTTATTTGGTCCTAGTATCATTATTCAGTGG